AATAATCACCTTCACGCCGAAGTTCCTGCAGGAGGACAAAAAACTTCTCAGGGAGAATCTATGGGTAGATCTGCCGGAACGCCTCCTAGTAGACCTTCTTCATTTTCTCCTTCAGAATCTTCTTCTTCAGAATCTTCAAATCAAGTAGTTCCTGCTATGTCTCCAACAAATGCTCCAGGAATGGATATGTTAGGAAACATGAGTGGAATGATGGGAGGAATCCCAGGAATGGGTATGTTAGGAGGTATGGGTGGTATTGGAGGAATGATTGGTGGATTAATAGGACCAATTACAGGTCTATTAGGAGGTTTATTTGGCGAGTTATTCGGAGAAGAACAACCCCAATTAGCTCTAGAAACAAATGCTAATACTTTAGCAGCACCAATGCCAGTTCCAAGACCGAATCAAAAAGAAATAAACGAATTGATTGCTCAGAATGCAGGAGCTCCTCCTCAAAGACCTGCTACTTTAATGGCCAACGCAAAAGTTCCTGCTCCTAAAGAAATGCCGGACGAAAGAAATTATACTAGAAGTTCTAGCATAAGGACAGCAGACGTTAACAATGGTCAAAGTTGGAGCGGAATAGGAGCGAACGACGTTGCTAGAAGAGGAGGAACTAATCCTCCTCCTCCTGGTGCGGATTGGTACGATGAAAAAATCAAAACAACTTTATACGGTCATAGACAAAGAAAATACGCTGGTAGTAGTCTAGAAAATATGGCATAAAAAAGGGGAGCCGAAGCTCCCCGATTTGTTAAGCAGTAAGAGACTTAAAGAACTCCATCTCATCATCGTCCTCATCTGAAGACTCAAACTTTGGAGCAGATTTAGTCTTTAGTGTAGGAGCATCTTGCTCGCGAGACCAAGGAACATCTTCCTCAACTGCCTTCTTAATCTTTTCTACAGGAGAATTAGAGTCAAGAACCTTTAATAGCTTGGCCTTCAACTCATCATAGCTCTTGAAGTTAGCAGGATCAAGGAACGCCTGAAGAGAATGTTGGCTCTTCCAAACAGACTCTAGCTTATCATCATCCTTAAGAAGTGGTCCAACCTTATCAAACTCAGACTTATCATAATTGCGATAGCCATCAACCTGACGAATCTTTAACTTAAAGTTAGCACCAGCCCAAAGGTCAAATGGATTCATTGCCTCTTCGTCAGCAAATTGAGGTTCCATTGCTTCCTTCAGCTTATCAAAGATCTTCTTGCCATACTTAAACAAGAATACCTTGCCTTCATTGTCTGGATTTGCTTGATCCTGAACGACGTAAACATTAGAAACAAAATGAAGACGACGCTTTTGTTTACGAGCTTGTTCACGCTCTGGTGACTTATCGTCTGTGGTTGAATTCCAGAGCTTAGTGTTAAACTCTGATACAGGATCATTCTTACCGATAGTCGTTAGCGAGTTTTCGATGTACCAGCCACCCGGACCTTGGAAGCCGTGATCAAAGATTCGTACGAAAGGTACATCTTCATTAGGAGAGCTAGGGAGAAAACGTATAACAGCATAACCGTTACCTGCCTTATCTACTGTGGGGGACCAGAAGCGATCATCGCTCTTACGTCCGCCTTGTTCCTGATTGGCAATCTTATTAAGTTCCTCGGTAAGAGCGTTAAGGGACTTAGAACCAGATTGCGATTTGAGTGTCTTAAAATCTACCATATATATTCTCCTTGTATTGCGATGTATAAAGTTGTATAGCGTTTTATCCACGTTACCATTGTATAATACTATATTTAGTTGAAATGGTCAAGGCAAATTTGCTTATACTTCTCTCGATCGAACTTGACGAAAGGAGTATACTTACGGACTTTCGTACCGAGCATATCCCAAACCAAATCATAGGATAGTTTAGTGTCCCAATGCTTCATTGCTCCCGGAACGAGGTTCAATAGAATGCATAGAGTCTCTAAACATATTTCGTCACCCAAATACTTCTTAAGAAGAATGGGATGACTATTTTCCTCGATGAGGAAATTCTTATTAAAGTCGTTATGTAACTTATCTAGATCTTGTTTAAAACAGTAAGTAAGAGATTGTTGTCTCTTCATCCACAGCTTATATGCCTGTTCAGCTTTCTCACTGTAAGCCAACTCTCTGATCCACAGCTTCTCATTATCGCTTAGATTCGCAATAAGAAAGCCATGAACGTCGGGATGCTTCGCCAGCTTCTCGAAAAATATCTTATCTTTTCTCTTATTAAAAGAGTTCACACTTACTTTCATCTTACCACCATATTTCACATAATCATATTCAGGTTTAGAAAAGTGTTGTTTCAGTGCAAGATATTCACAGTAACATTCATACGCATTCATTTTATTTTTTAATACTTTTTAAGAAATGAAAATAAAGACCCTTTTCCATACCATATGCTTGTATTTCCCAAGGCAAAAACCAATAATCTAGATTATCACAATCATAAAATTGTCCTTGCCATTTTGTCATTTTTGATGGACGATACATATCTTTCAATTCACCTTTGGCGTACTGAGACAAATGAACACATTCATGCGCGAGAGCCAGAAGAGTTTCTCTTTTATTTAAAATTTCATTTATAGTTATTATGAAATCTTTTGGTCTATGATTATCCCCAATAAAATCGCAGTAAGCATATTCCCCAGAGTTTTTTGGCATTTTCTCAAATTCTATAGAAAGATTTATAGAATTAAACAATCTTTTATTTAGAAGAAATTCGCAATAAGAAGTTGCTGCTTCTTTTACAAGACAATTAGGAGTTTTTAAAGACTTTCCCGATACCTTGATGCGCATTTTAGCTCTCCATCTTAGTCGTCTAATATTTATTAGATGGGAAGGCTAGATCCTCGCTTTGATTTTAATAAATTAGAAGTCTCTGCCTCCACTTTGATTTTTGATCTTAATACTGGATCCTTTTTTATAAGAAGAGCAACAGCTTCTACTTCATAACTGTTACGCTCACACCACATTATAACACTTTCTGTATAGGATATATCTTTCATCCACACCAGATCTTCAATTTCATTAGCAAAAGATTCGTTCATTTTAGCCCTTAGAGTTTTTTGTATTCCACTTGTTTTCAATTTCTTTTAATTCCTTAATTCTATTCTTTAGAAAATCCTCCACTTTATTATCATCATCTTTGTAAATCGTAATATGACTTAATTCGTTTTCTAAAGCCCAACGGATAGTCGACGCTTGAGTATATGTATAATAAGGTTCAGTCTTTTGGGCCATATTGTTTCCGCCATAACCAAGCATTGAGGGAAGATACTCTACTAGCAAACCAATTCATTGGTCCACTGTTCCAGAAAAAATGATCGTATTTACCCATTTAGAACTCCTATTTGATGGTTATGGTAGTGGGGACACCTTTCGTCATACTATAAAGAATTGAGGCATTGCGAGGACTAAGCCTAACACAGCCGTGAGAAGCAGGGCTACCGAGAGCAGAAACATGGGGAGTAGCGTGAATAGCATAACCACCACTAAAGAATATAGAATGAGGCATCGGAGCATTATCGTACTTCTTGCTGTAGTGCATTGGTTGATATGAATAAGGATAGAACGTTCCCGAAGGTGTAGAATATCCTCTACGAGCAGTAGAGACTGGCCATACATCTAATAATTCACCATTCTCATAAATTTCCATAGTCTGATGACGTTTTGATATTACAACATCATAATCTGCCATGGCAGGAGTAGTAAAAATAACAAAAGCAAGTAATAGTTTCTTCACATTTATCTCCTTTGATAGCGATCCTGGAAGCCTCTGAGGGATTTGAACCCCCGACATTCGGAGTAGAAATCCGATGTTCTATCCAGCTGAACTAAGAGGCCATATTGTAATAATACTATAGATTCCCAAAGAAGTCAAACTATTGGATGCGTATTCTTACCTTTAAGACTCTTTTTAACGATTTTAAGCCAGAGCTTACGTTCTTTCTTAGCATTCTTATCAGAGATAGCCTTATAGAACTTCATAATTAATCGTTGCGTCTTACTCAATTTAGCCATTTTACTTCTCCAAATTAATTGCCA